AAGCGCGATTAATAACCAATCAAAGCACCAACACGGCGCGTTATCGATTGCATCTTTACAATGTAGCGCCGACCGCTATTAACGATGGCGCGGCGTATACAAATTTATCGGCTAATAAAGCCAATAAAATCGGTTATATCGATTTTGACCCGATGGCAACCGAAGGGGCGGGTTCAGACATCGCAGAGTCTCTAAACGCGACCTGCCGATTAGCGTTTTTATGTGCCGCCGCCTCCAGGACTTTATATGGGGCATTGCAAACCAAAGACGTTTTCACGCCTGCCAGCGGTCAAACTTATTTTGTAGAGCTAACACCTGAGCAAAATTAATGAGGCCGTTCAATGCCCGTAGTCTAGTAGCTTCTGCCTTAGTCAGGAAGAAGTATACGTACGCTCAAGTTTCATCAGGCTTTACTGGGCCATTGGATGCGACTACTACAGCTAATACGCTCTATGGCATCGTCAATGGCGCGACGACCTGGAATGGCTGGGTGACCGGGACAGATTTATATATGACGGCTTCTTCAGGATCGGGCACTGTCGCCGCTCTTTTGGAAGTCAGCATTGATGATGGCCTTTGGTTTACGCCCTCTTACCTTTCCTCAATGCCAGGTTTCTATACTATTTTTACTGGAAAACCCCATAGCCAGTATCAAGTCTGTATACGGTTCAAAGGCTCTGCATTCAACCCAAAGTGGATGACGAACACAAGCACGGAAGCTAATCCGTTGTTTATTGTTGACGGAGCCTATTCGCCGTCTATTGTACCCGTTTTAACGTGGGTTCAATGCAATGACGGCAATGCCTTAACTGCTTGGAGTTCGTGTAATGTGGCGGCAACCGGAGGCGGCGGCACTAACTATGTCCCCGCTTACTTGCCAGGATCAATAAGCCTGGTTTCAGGGACTGCCATACCGTCGGTAAAATTTAAAACTAACGCAACCCGGATGGTCGTCATTAATCCTGATCCGTATGTTTTTGTTTCTATAGACGGAGCGGCTTACACCCGGTACAAGTGTTCTTTGGCGACTCAGGTCTATCATACGACCCACATTCCACTGGATGGCGCTACACACACCTATAACGTATGGCAAAGCTCAGCACGGGGGACGTTTAACGTTTTTGCTGTCGGGCTTGATGCGGCGGTCGTCGATTGCGGTACAAAAAGGCGGATGGATCAATATGGTTCATCAACGACAGCAGGCGCCGGGGTAGGCGCGTCCAATTCAGACGGGCAGGTTGATACGATGTCCGTGGCTTCCGCATTAGGTTTGGTAGGTTCCACTTATGGCATATCCGGAGAAAACATAGCCGGGTTTGTTGCCAGAATGACGGCCTTGTTAGCCGCAAAAACCGTGGCATCTACTGATGTTTGCATCCTTCAACTAGGCGCTAATGATATTGGCGTATTGGATGCAACGGCGCAAACGAATATAACAAACATAATCACCGCAATGTTAACGAAAGGTTATGGAAAAATCATTGTACGTGGAAATTTAACCGTGTTGGGCGAGGCGGGTTCAACGACGACGCTTAAAACAGCTGATAATATAACAATCGGTAATTTGGTGACCGCCTACGGCAATGCGAATGTACGTTTTGTAAACCCCATTGCGCTAGCTTGGGGCGTTGTCGATTCACCGGATGCAACGCATCCATCAGTCGTTGGTTATCAAACGATTACACCCCTTGAAGTGACTGCCTATAGCCCTTTAATTTAAGATGGCCTTTAGTCCTGCCTTTAACCCAGCATTTTATCAGGTTAATCTAGGGCCCCTTCTAGGGATTGTTCTCGTTAGAATAACCTCTGATTTAGAACTCCGTTGTTTAGGCGAGTTTATTGAAGGAAACGGGCCCGTATCATTGGACACCCAAGGCAATATTAAAGCCTATGAGTTTATTGAGATGGCTAATATCTTAAGATTGAATGATCAATCAGGTTTGATGGCTTGCCAATTGACTGAACAGGTGGGCAATATCTAATGGCACAGTTAAAAACAGGGACAACGGTAGGCGGTTACCAAGTATTGACGGGGCAAGATGTCGCCTACCTTGCCCAATTAGTATTAGCGCCGCCCCCGGTTATTATTACCGGGACATCGACAGCAGGCTCAACCCTTATCACAATGGCTTCAACGACAGGTGTTTTGTCGGGAATGCAGGTTAACGGTGTCGGCAGTCCCTTAACCACGGCTTTGGCCTGTATGCTGCAAGGCGCGAACGATACGGTAACGGCAACCGCACATGGCTTGGCAAATGGCGATCTAGTCTCGTTTGCAACGCTGGTCACCACGACGGGCATTGCTATCTATACGCCGTATTATGTCGTCAATGCAACGACTAATATATTCCAGCTTGCTTTAACCGCAGGCGGCGCGGCTATAGATTTAGGTGGTGATGGCAGCGGAACAATTTTATATAGAGCAACAATAACGACTGTCAATACCAATGTCAGCGTGGTACTCAATCGGAAAATGACCGGTTCAGGTTTGGCTAATTTTGAATATCGGGCATTTAATACGGGATTAGCCTTGATGAGAGGCTGGGCAATTTAATTATCGGGCGAAATTCTCGCCCTAATCTGGAGAAAATATCATGGGTGGTAGAGTCGCAGGAATCTGTTTCGTCAAATGCGACGGGACTCAACTTGAAATCAAGGGCAAAATAGAAGAGCCGTTAGTTCAATTAGCACGGGAAACAGTCATGTCGCTGGCAGGCAACGCCGGGTATAAAGAAACGGCTCAGCGTCAGTATTTAAAAGTTGACGCCATCTTTACGCGCGATTTTCCGCTGAACAAATTAGCGCAAGGCACCAACATGACCGTGACTGCCGAACTAGCTAACGGCAAGGTTTACACCTTGACTAACGCGTATGTCGAAGGCGAGATGACCGGCAATGGCGAAGAAGGAACGGTGGAAATTGAATTTTCCGGCATTACCGGCGTTTGGCAATGATTGTAAAACTGTCAAAGCCGATCACGGTGGCCGGTGAACCTGTGGCCGAGCTGGACTTACGGGAACCCACCGTCGAGGATGTTACCGACATCGGCTATCCGTTTTCGATGATTCCTACCGACAATGGCACAGAGATCAAGCTGGATGTTAAAGCCGTCCTGAAATATGCGTCACGCCTGGCCGGTGTACCGCCCAGCAGTCTGAAAACTATCTCGCTGGGTGACCTGAGCAATCTGCAAACAGCGGTGATGGGTTTTTTCGGGGACGAGGCGGCGACGCCTCCGAACTCCTAAACAGGATATTTGAAATTGCGTGGTTCTTCAAGATCGACCCGGCTCAGGTTTTCGCGTTAACGCTGGACAAGTTTGAATTGTATTCCAGCCAGGCTGAACGCATCGCCGAACTGACAAATAAAACATGACACCTGCTGACACACTGCCAGCCAATTTGACGCGCTGCAAAGGTCGCGATTGCACCGAAACAGCCGCCTGTTTGCGGTACGTGACCATAGGACGTGACCCAATAGATCGGCATTACTCCTATATCGAAACCGGTATGCACAAAGAATCTGGCTGTATTTTCAAAATCGAGGTAGAGACGCAAAATCTTGCGTCTCTACGGGGATAATCAATGGCCAATTCCTTCAACCTCCGCGCTATCATCAGTTGCGTCGATCGCCTCACGCCTGTCCTAAACGCCCAATCGCGCCAAATCCGTGCTTGGGGGCGGCAATTCGAGCGGGCAGGTCGTGGCGCTATTCCGATGGCGGCAGGACTGGCCGCAGCGGTTCTGATTCCTGCCCGTGCGTTCATGGAAGCCGAAGACGCGGCAACGCAGTTAAAAAGCGTGCTGATGACCCGAGACGGGCTGTCAGGCGGGTTTGAAGACCTGATGAAAATCGCCACCGATCTGGGCAACAAACTGCCGGGAACCACAGCGGATTTCGCGCACATGGCCACCGTCATGAAGGCCAACAATCTGAATACCTCGGTGTTGATCAACGGGGGCTTGAAAGCCGCCGCTTATCTCGCCGTAGCCACAAAGGGGCTCGGCGAAACCTACGACACGGCAGCTGTTGGTATAGCCAAAATATCTAATGTTTTTTCAGTCGCAGACAGTGACCTGGTAGGTCTTGCCGATACCATGCAGCGCGTTGTTCACATGGGCGTCGGCATCGATGATTTTGTGCAGGCCATGTCTAAAGCCGGTGGCCCGTTAAAAGGTCTTAAGGTTCAGGGATTGGAAGTCGCTAACCAGATGGCCCCTTTAATAGCAATGTTGGTGCAGTCCGGGGTCGAAGCCAGCGAAGCGGGAACCGGCCTCAAGAAGATGATTTCAGAGGCTGCCGGGGAAGGAAAGTTCACGTCAATCGCCAATTTGGTTAAAGATCTGCAAAAGGCTAGTAAACTGAAAATGACCAAGCTTTTCCCAGAATTTACAGAGCGTTTCGGCGCAGAACACGCCTCAAAAGCCTTAATTATTTCAACTGGCAATTATGCTGAAATGGTTAAAAAAATGAAAAATCAGGCCGATTTACAGATGCGCATTAATGCGGCGCTGGGATCGCTGACTAATCTTTGGGATGCCGCAACCGGTACGTTCACGAATGCGATGGTGGCATTCGCAACCGCCTACGCACCGGAAATGAAACAGCTTGCACAATCCATCAATGATGTGTCCGGAAGTTTGCAGACCTGGGCCACCAACAACGGCCCCGCGATAAAAATGGTGCTGGAAATGGCGGGGGCATTTGTCGCGCTTAAATTGGCTTTATGGGGCGCTAGTTTGGCTTTTAGGGTATTGAACGGAGTTATGGCTACCAATATTTGGATATTGTTGCTCTCGGCTATAGTTACACTAGCACCGTTGATTTATGAAAACTGGGGAGCAATCTGTGACTTCTTCAAAACGGCCTGGCAAGGTACTACTAACGGGACAAAATCCATTTTTGATAATTTTACTAATTGGTTGACATCATGCTGGACAAACTTTTCTGATTGGATAATGCTTAAAATCACAGCCGTTGGCGAATGGTTTAAGAACCTTATCCCAGAGTCGGTCGTGGCGGTCTTTAGCGGCATTATTGATCAGATCACGGCAAAATTTAACGCGTTCGTTGCGTTCATAAAATCCGGCATTAGCGGCATCCAGTCAGTCATTAGCGGCATCTCCAACTTTTTCGGACAGACGCCGAACGGCATGAGGCCGCCGGGACAGTCCGGCATTCCTGCCATTCCTAAAGCCGCAACGACGGTGCCTAAAGTCAGTAATGTCATCCCGATGCCGAAAGCCGCACAAGCCATGCCGCTGCAAAACGTAGCCAACGTCATCAAGATGCCGAAAGCCGCACAGTCTATGCCACTGCTGAAAGTCGCTGCCAATGCTGCTGATTTTCTGCCCAGAGCATCAGGCAATCAGCCAGGCACAAGCCCCGGACCCCGCAAAAGCCTGGTACAGCCACAACAACCTGTACGCGGTAATATCGATGTCAACTTCAAAAATGCCCCTCAGGGGATGCGGGTCACGCCCACGAAAGCAGGCGGTCCGGTATCGGTAACGCCGAATGTTGGCTATCGTTCCTTTGCAGGTGGTAGTGCGTAAAGACAAAAAAAACATAGTGTTACCAAATTAATCTCACGTAAATACATACGTAGAGACGCAAGATTTTGCGTCTCTACAATCCGCATAAAAACATGGCCGAACCCGCAAAAAAACAGCAGTTATACGAGAAACTTCGTCCCGCTTCCTTCCGTAAAGTTCCGTTTCTAGTTGACGGCACGGAATTTGAAACCGGGCGGCGAACCCAGGTCCACGAATATCCGCAACGGGATAAGCCCTATTCCCAGGATATGGGCCGCGCCACGCGCCACATCGAGTTTGACGCCTTTGTTATCGGCGAAGATTACGTCGAGAAAGCCAATGCCTTATTGGGCGCACTGGAAGAATACGGTTCAGGCGCATTGATTCATCCCTGGTTCGGAACGCTGAAAGTTAATGTGTTGACCTGTCGGGTGGTGTTTGACAGAGGGTTGGGTCACGCACTATTCAGCCTGTCATTTGTTGAGTCAGGCGAGCTTGCGTTTCCCTCATCGGCTGCCTCCACAGCCGCATTATCACGCAAGGCCGCCGCTAAACTTGAGAAAGTCAGCGTCAGCCGCTTCGCCAAAGTTTTCGCCGTGCTCGGCAAGATTAACGCTCTGGCGGTTAAGGCGCTGACGCTTTATGGGAAAGTGCTGTCGTTTTTGTCCAACCCTATTTTCGCCCTGGCCAGTCTGCTCGGCTTCGGCGATTTGTTGGGCAATCTGGGCAGCCTGTCCGCGTTGTTCGGGATGCCGATTAATCTGGGCTGGAATTTTGCCGGGTTGCTGAATTTGTCTGGCAAGGCAAGAACGGGCGCATTAACCGGAATCGTCGGTGTATCGGCCTTGGGATTGGCTACCGGTAGCACAGTCAGTCTGTCAACTTTCGGACTGGCCAGCGGTACTACGGCAGCGGCAAACGATACCCTGATGATGCCGATTGTGCGAGGGTTAACGCGCATGGCGGTTGATCCGATCCTGGCGCAACCGGCAACGCGAACGTATACCACGGCGACCGCCGCGCAAGTTAACGCCAATGAGTCGGCAATCCTGGCGAATACCCGGCAATTGTTGCTGGTGCAGGCGGTCGGACTGTCCAGCTATCTGGATTGTTCGATTTACGATGATGTTTTAGCGGTTAAAAATGAACTGGCAGCGGCGCTGGATGCCGAGACGCAGGTTGCTGACGACGATGAGCTCTACCAAGCGTTGATGGAAGCCCGCGCGGCGATGCACCGTGACTTGACCGAACGCTCGCGCAACAGCGCCCGCCTGAACACGGTCACGCCGCCCGATGTGTTGCCCATGCTGGTGACCGCTTACGATTATTACGAAAACGCTGGACGCGATGCTGAAATCACCCAGCGCAATAAAATCAGGCATCCGGGCTTTGTGCCGGTTGCGCCTTTGAAGGTGTTGAGCGCATGAGCAATGATTTTTACTGCCGGTATGGGCAACACTGGGCTCACAAAGATTCAAAAATTCATACCCCACGCCAGGGTAATTATATTTGCGCCGATTGCGAAGACAAACGAATTCAGCACCAATCAAAGGGCAATGACAGAAACCGGCGCTTTGATGATGTTGAGAATAATGATAAGTATCAATAACATATACAACATATTTAGATACTTTCTAAAAAATAGACATGAAACCGGATTCAATTGTACATAAGCACAAAATGGCGCTTTACAACCTGGATTTGATTGTCGATTGGCGTTTTGAAAATGACAAGGTAAAAATCGTCGAGGTGCATATTATTCATCATAATTACCCTGATTTACTGAATTTTTTATCGGGAAAAGTGTTTAAATTGATCGTCGAACATATTGAAATACATGACTTAAAAAAAAGTTGTAAAAAAAATTCACATGATCCTGAAAATACTTGATACCGTTGACGAATGGATGATCTGGGTTATTTTGATTTTGCTGTTGATTTTTGCGTGGTGGCTATGAGCGACTTGATACATTACATCACCCGCTTAGAAGGCGCAAACCTGCTTGGCGTGGGCGTAAAGTCGCTGTGGAACATGGAAAAGAAAGGGCTGATCCCAACCCCTGCCGTTAGAATCCATAACGACAAAACCAGCAGGCCTAATATGGGTTATGACCGCGCTATTTTTGAGGCCTGGGTCAAAACCAACCCGGTAAAACATAAGGGCTATCAGGACCCCGAAAAACGCCTACAACACTATGCAGACAGGGCAGCGGCCACGACGAATGACGTTGTTAAAGGCGATGTTTGGAACATTCGGACCGGAAAAAACCGAAAGAATTTTGAGTATGGGGGTCACGCAAAAAATGTGATTCTGTTCTGCCAACCTAAATTGTTATACCGTGGACATAACTTTGATTAATAAATTAATTAATATAATCAAGGCTTTATTAATGAAACATCATGAAAGAAATGAAGACAAAAAAGAAGAACCGAAGTATCTTATAACCCACCTAGAGAGAGAAATAATCATGAAATTAGAAGAACTGCTCACAATTAATAATTCGATCAAAGACCAACTCACCAAAATTGATCAGGAAATCATCACAAAATTAGCTGAATTACAAACGGCGATTGATAAATTAACCGAACAATTAGCCGCTGTTGAATTGACTGACGAACAAGCCGCTTCTGTTGTGGCTGTTCAGGATGCAGTTAATGCAATCGACGCAATCATACCGGATTCAATCGTTTAGCCGATGTTGCTCACGTAGAGACGCAAGATTTTGCGTCTCTACGCCGCAAAAGTTTTGCACCGGCTAGGTTAATCCATCGCCGAACCCTTATACCCAAGGTTGCCGGTGCATCCCCTAAAAAACAAACAGATCAGTACCTGCTAGTTTCCTGTTGTGGTTTCTAACTGCACCGCAACAGGTTTTTATCAACAAATTTTGTAAGGAAATTGAAATGGAAATACCTAAATATCTAAAAGACGCGCTGTATCAGTTTTCGGAAGATGTTCTTGCGGAGCGTGATCATTTTGACGAGTTGCAAAAACAGGCGGAAGAAGACGCGCTTGAGCTGGAGGCGCATAAAGAAAACTGGTTAACGCACCTGTTCAGGGAAACTAAACCAACTACTAGGATATAGCTGTGTCTTGTCTTATCGGAGTCATCATTTACGCGATTGTGGCCCTCATAATTTTATTTGTTTTAGAATACGTGTTTGCCCAGTTTCTACCGCTCCCCCCAAAGATTATTGCCCTGATACGGATTTTGGTGGGCTTGCTGATTTTGCTCTACGCATTGTCTTGTTTTGGAATACTGGACGGGCAGGGGCCATTTTTTAGGCATGGGTATCCGTGACGGAATTTAAAGAACGAAACAATGACAGACGCACGGGTGATAGATTGGTTAGCCTCACCCGGCTTTGTGATTTTTTCATCGAGGAAAAGAAGAAAAATCCGCATTCTGAATATGCTTGGAATGAATTACGGGACGAGATATTCAATTTACACAAAGAATTGGAAAGCATAAAAGCACTCAATGTGAATTTTGTAAAAGAAGTAAAGATGCTCAAGGATGAAATTAATGAAATACATGGGGAAGCTAAAAAGTGAAAGTTACAATTGATACAGAATATTTTACCGAGACAATAGAATTTAAAACTTTAACTCAACCAGAGGAACTTGATATTTTTAAGAAATTAATAGATATTTTTTATCAATCCGATAAATCATACGTCGAAAAAGATTTCTACAAAAAACACTTGAAATTTGTTGACGAATAAAATAAATGACCGAACTTGTCACACTCAGCGTCAACGGCCTGGATTTTCAAGGCTGGAAATCTGTGCGCATTGAGGCAGGCGTCGAGCGACAATGCCGCAGCTTCGAACTTTCCGTAACCGATCAATGGCCTGGCAGCGTGGAGAAGGTGCGCCGGATCAAGCCTGGAGATTTGTGCGAGGTGCGCATCGGCGGTGATCTGGTCTGCACCGGTTATGTGGATGCGACGCCGATTGATTACGACGCCAACAGCGTTTCAATTATAATTCGTGGACGCAGCAAAACCGCCGATCTGGTTGATTGCTCGGCGGATAATGAAACCGGGCAATTTAAGGGCTTGAAAGCCGAAGTTATCGCGCAAAAACTGGCCGGACAATACGGCCTAAACGTCATCAACGAAACAGACACCGGCGCGGTAATAAGCGATCATCAGATCCAGCAAGGCGAAACCGCGTTCGAGTCGCTGGACCGGCTCGGCAAACAGCGGCAAATATTAATTACCGACAATGCGGCAGGCGATGTCGTATTGGCCTCACCCGGCAGCGGCGGTCATGCGTTCAGCGGGTTGGAGTTAGGCGTCAATATTTTAACGGGGTCGGCGGGTTTTGATTATACCGATGTGTATAGCCACTATTCGGTTAAGGGCCAGGCTAGCAAACACGGAATAGATAACGACTGGACCGACGCCTCTTCGGCCCAGATGTCGCAGGCCCAAGGTAGTGCAAGCGATGGCAGCCTTCAACGCCGCCGCGTTTTGGTGGTCAGGCAAGCCGGCCAGGCAGACGCCAATACCTGTCAGCAACGGGCGACCTATGAGCAGCAAGTCCGGTTGGCAAAAGCCGGGGAAATCCGTTACCGTGTCGCCGGTTGGCGGCAAGGGGACGGCTCGCTATGGCGACCCAATATCACCGTCAACATCAAAGATGTGGTGATGGGGGTTAATAGCGCCTTGCTTATTTCTGAAGTGATTTTGACGCTGGACGAAAGCGGCATGATTGCCGAGCTAGTATGTATTCCGGCGGCGGCGTTTATGACCGAACCGGAAAAGCAGGCCAAGGCGGTTAAGCGTAAAACAGTAAAACGAAGTACAGAGCCATCGTGGCTTGACGAATGAGTTTATCTAAAACCCTATCCAGCAGTATTAGTAATATGCTGTCACGCGGCGCGGTCACGCTGACCAATGCCGCCGGTAAACTGCAAACCTTGCAGGTTTCACTGTTGGCCAATGAATCAAAAGATGCGGTTGAGCATCTGGAACCCTATGGTTATACTAGCCATCCCTTGCCGGGCGCTGAAGTTCTGGCGGCGTTCATCGATGGCGACCGTTCGCACGGCGTTATTATCGCCGCGTCTGACCGTCGCTACCGTGTGCAGGCGTTATTACCGGGCGAAGTGGCGATTTATACGCATGAAGGCGATTCCATTATCCTGAAAAACGGGCATGTGATTCAAATGACCACGCAAACCTTGACGATTAATGCCACGACAAAAGTTGAAATGACTACGCCTTTGCTGCAAATCACCGGCGGCGATGTCAAGGCCGATACGATCAGCCTGAAAGGCCATAAGCATAACGGCGGTTCTATCGGTTCAGGACAAACGGACGTTCCGGCATGAGCGGACAGCCGTTAATACTGGTGGTCGATGGCATTACCACTGCGGTTTCCGATGTCACTGACGCATTAGCCAGGGCAGTGATTATTTCCCTGTTCACCTGGCGTCGTGCTAATCCGGATGATGATCTTCCGAGTACCAACAAATACGGTTGGTGGGGTGACACCTATCCGCAAATCGATAACGACCGTATTGGCTCACGTTTATGGCTTCTGTCCCGTGCAAAACTGACCACAGAAACGGTTTTACGCGCCAAGGAATATGCCGAGGAAGCTTTGCAATGGCTCATCGATGACGGCGTTGCAGCATCTGTTCAGGTGCAGTCTGAACGGCAGGATTTATTTATGCTGGCCCTGGGTATTAAAATAATACGGGGCGATCAATCGTCGCTCACTGTCCGTTTTGCAAACGTTTGGGATATATTCAATGCCGTTTAGCCGCCCGCTGTTACCTGAACTTATCAACCGCACCCGCGATGATATTGTCTCACGCCTGCCAAACCCTGACCTACTCAGGCGTTCGGACGGCGAAGTATACGCCCGCGCGATGTCCGGTACGGCGCACGGACTGTACGGCTATCTGGACTGGCTGTCACGTCAACTCATTTACGACACGGCTGACGGTGATATGCTCGAACGCTGGGCCAGTATTTGGGGGATAACTCGGAAACAGGCGACGGTGGCCACCGGACAGGTGAAGTTTACCGGAACCAACGGCATCGTTATTACGGCCGGCACTCAGTTGGCAGCATACGACGGCCAATTGTTTGCGACCGCTGCTGATGCAACTATTTCCGCTGGAATCGTCTGGGCAACGGTTAACGCCGTTATTCCAGGTCTGGCAGGCAACCGGTTAACCGGACAGACTTTTACGCTACAAGCGCCGGTTTCCGGCGTTAATTCAGGCGCTTTAGCTGGAGCAATGACCGGCGGCAACGATATTGAAACCGATGACAGTTTGCGTTATCGCCTGTTGCTTCGTATCAAACAACCGCCCCAAGGCGGCGACCGGGCGGATTATGAAGCCTGGGCGCTAGCTGTGCCTGGCGTGACGCGTGCCTGGGTTTATCCACAGGAATTGGGCATTGGCGCGGTGACCGTGCGCTTTATGATGGATGATAATTATTCGGATGGCATTCCTCTATCCGGCGATGTCGCCGTGGTTGCCGCTTACATTGACCCGCTTCGGCCGGTAACAGCGGCCGTTACCGTGGCGGCTCCCGTTGCCGTGCCGCTGAATTTTACAATCAACGCCTTATCTCCATCGAATACGACTGTAAAAGCGGCCATTACTCAGGAATTAACCGACTTGATAAAACGGGAAGCCGTACCGGGAGGCACGATTTATTTAAGTCATATTCGCGAGGCTATCAGTATTGCAACCGATGAGTTTGATCACGTTCTGACGACGCCCGCAGCCAATGTAACTAATGTAACCGGCGCTATTAGCGTCATGGGAACCATCACATGGACCTGAGTGCGGATGATTACGCCCGGCAATTAGCCGCGTTGTTGCCGCCGGGCCCTGCCTGGTCAACGGATGATGATGCCGCCACGCTGACGTTGCAGCTTAACGCCTGGGCGCAGGAATTTGCCCGTGTTCAGGCGCGTGCTGATGTGCTGATTGAGGAAGCGGACCCGCGCGTTACGTATGAATTGCTGACCGATTATGAGCGCATCTTTGGCCTGCCGACCGCGTGCATGTATGGCATTGAGCAAACGGTGCAGCAGCGCCATGATGCGCTGGTCTCGCAGATGATCAGTATCGGCGGCCAGTCACGGGCTTATTTTATCGCTTTAGCGTTGGCAGCCGGTTTTAGCATCACCATCACCGAATTCAATCCGTTTAACGTCGGCATGACGGTAGCCGATTCCATTTATGGGCCTGATTGGTATTTCGCCTGGCAGGTCAATGCGCCGACAACGACGGTCGCCTGGTTCAGAATATCCGGCGGCGTGAATGAAGCGTTGGCCGCCTGGGGCAATCAATTGCTCGAATGCCTGATTAACCGCTATAAACCGGCGCATACCGTCGCCATTT